CAGAAAACGCTCGTGATCGCCGTTGAGCAGGGCACCGGTGGTGACCATTTCGGTGTAGAGCAGGGCGTTTTTCGACAGCAGGCGCAGGAAGAAGCGGCAGTGGCGGTCGGTCCAGTCCATCATGGGGGCGACGGAAAACCGCCGAGACAGCGTATGGCTTGAGTTTACTGGGCTAGAGTGGGTGTTCGGTACCATTTTGCTCTACATGTTTTCAGCAGATTTTGGGGCGTTTTCGGGCGTTTTTTGACTCTCGGTGGTACGATGTACCACTTCAAAACTGACGCGTACCACTTTCGATATGGCGACTATCAGGGCAAGAAAACTGGCGGATGGGACTGTGAGCTACACGGCTCAGATCCGCATCAAGCGCGACGGAGTGCAAGTCTACCAAGAGAGCCAGACCTTCGCCCGGAAACAGGCGGCTCAAGCCTGGGTGCGGCGACGTGAGGCAGAGCTGGATCAGCCTGGTGCGATTGAGCGGGCGAACCGCAAGGGTGTCACCGTCCAGGACATGATCAAGCAGTATCTGGATGAGATGGAGAAAGTTCGACCACTGGGTAAAACCAAAGAAGCCACTCTCAATGCCATTGCAGCGTCGGAGTTTGGGCACACCGTTGATTCCGATATTAGCAGCCAGCGGTTGGTTGACTTTGCGCTCTGGCGAATGAGCAAAGAGGGTGGTGGCGTTCAGCCGCAAACTGCCGGCAATGATCTGGCCCATCTTGGGGCTGTCCTTTCGATTGCACGGCCGGCTTGGGGGTATGAGGTCGACACCCACGCGATGGCGGACGCTCGGAAGGTTTTGAGGAAGTTAGGTTACAACATGAAAAGCCGTGAGCGTGACCGTCGGCCGACGTTGGGTGAGCTTGATAAGTTGCTCGAACATTTTGCCGGCATCCTGCAGCGCCGTCCCAGTTCGATCAATATGCTTAAAGTGACCGGCTTCGCATTGTTCTCGACGCGACGGCAGGATGAGATATGTCGAATTCTGTGGGCTGATGTCGATGAGACTGGCCAACGCGTGCTGGTGCGGGATATGAAGAACCCAGGACAGAAAATGGGCAACGATGTTTGGTGCTACATCCCCGATGAAGCGTGGCGAATTCTAAAGAGCATGCCTAAGTCGTGCGCTGAGATTTTTCCCTACAATTCGTCGTCTATTTCGACAAGCTGGGCGAAGGCGTGCAAATTTCTGGAGATCGAGGACCTGCATTTTCATGATCTGCGACACGATGGCGTAAGCCGCTTGTTTGAAATGGATTGGGACATTCCACGGGTAGCCAGCGTTTCAGGTCATCGGGATTGGAACTCGTTGCGACGCTATACCCACCTTCGCGGTAAAGGAGACCACTACTCTAAATGGCCCTGGATGGACAAAATCGTCCAAGCCTCCGTAAGGCTGAGAGTAAAGTCGCTACAGGATAGCCGTTGATCACCTTCCGGTATGCCTGGTAATAAAATAGCGGATGGATGATGCATTGATAATGTACGATAATCCTCGTACACATTAGGGGTCGCAATGGAAAAAGGCTTCAAAAAAGCCAAGCGCGATGTGATAGCTGCTCTGGAAACTGGCGATTATCAGCATGCTTCTCGCGGCTCGATCGATGTCAAAAATTTACTGGCGACTGGAGAGGTCTCAGCCCAGGAGGTGATCGACATCATTAAAAAATGCGGCGGCACGCAGCACAGCTGTAGCCCGCATCACTCTATCTCCAGTATCGAGGTCCATGTACTGAAGACGGGAACATGGTACATAAAATTCTATTTTATCGATCCTAGCGCTTGGTTCATTAGCGTCCATCGGTGAGTGAACTTCTCATGAAGCTTCTATTTGAAGGCGATCACGGTAAGGCTCTATGTGAGCAATGCCAGCAGATTGTCACTACGACTTATCTCCGCCGGAATGTACCCTTCAGTGATGGTCACGGTGAGGCGAAGGACGTCTTGGTCGGGGTTTGCGACGTTTGTGACACTGTCGTAGCAATCCCAGCGCAATCGACTCCGGCTATCAAAGAGGCGCGGAAGCAGCAATTGACTCCCATCGAAGCTCGACTGCCAGCATTCTGCTTTGATCTATTGGATGCAGCGATGCATGTCGTGACCAAAGAGGCTAGCGCGCAGACTCGAAAGTTATTCATCAGCTACTACTTAAGGGAGCTGGTAGAGACACAAGCTGCTGACCGTTTGCAGAAAACACATTCCGAATTTTCTCAGTGGTTTTCGAATCAGATGACGTGCCGCCACTTGACTCCCTCGCGCTCGATGAAGCGGCTGTCGATGAAGGTGAATCCTTATGTGGCTGACGACTTCATAGTACTCCTTGAGGCGACCCATATGACTCGCACAGATCTTCTAAAGTCTGTGATCTGGCACATCCAGGAGGATGTGATTGAACATAGAAACCCTGTCGTCATCTCCGACTTGCAGAGGTTGACGAGAGTCGCCATGTAAAACGAGAAAGGCCCACGTATTCGGGCCTTTCTCGTTTTTGGGTTAGAAGGAGCTAGGTGCGGCGTTTGGGCGTGAGATGTTGAGTTTTGATCAGGCTAGATGGCTCGGCGAGTGCCATAGAGCTGATTGCACTCTTTGACCGCTGCGGCACGCTGGGTTTCGAGGTACTCGGCGAGGTCTGCCAGGTGGATGCCTTTAGCGCTTTTTTGACTTAACTCCATCCTGGTGATGGGGATTTTGATTTGGCCAGCAAGTACCTTTCGCTGGAACATCTCCGGCGTCAGGTGTGTGAAGTAGTCCTTGCAGATCTGATCCAAAGGTATGATTGCCCGGCCGTTGTACTGAGCCATCAGAATAAAAGCTGTGTTCATACAGCCTCCTGGGCTGCTGGCCGACTTTCATGTTCGACGGCAGCTTGTAGTGACGCCGGCATCTTCTGCTGCCAGGCTCTTCGCATCCATGCCGCGTATCCCGCTCTGTATGCGTAATGCTCGCGTGCGAAGTTGTCGGATGTACTCGCACCCGGTGACTTGATATACGTCCCGCGCCGCCGGCAATACTGCACGCCTTCAGGTACTGGAAACTCTTTCTCGAACTCGGCGCGCTCGTCGATCTGGGCCACTTTGACGGTTTGCTGATGAAGGGGCTCTTGGTCAGGCAGCGGGGACTTATACCCCACAACAGGCTGCGCGAGCGGGCCATTCTGAGCGTTTAGCGTTGCATCGGGTGACTCCGCCTCGCGCAGCTTTTCGTGGGGTATAAGTCCCTCGGTGGCGCTGCTGGAAGGAGCAGTAATGCCTGCTGCTGCGCAGCAGAGGCTGTTTGTTTTCTGCGCGTCGAGGCTCGTCCTGGCGTTTGGGGCGGGTAAGTCGAAGCGCTTGCCGGTGTTGGTGAGGTTCTGGCTCATGCGGCCTCCTGTTTTACTGGCTCCAGCAGGGCGGCCATGGCGAGAGCTTGTTCGCGGAGCGCGACAGATTCACGTTCGAGTTTTTTTCCGGTACGGAATGCGGCGAATGTCTCGGCGGCGATCCTGAGTTGTTCGGCGATGGCCAGCAGGGTTTGGCGTTCTGGTTCGCCCAGTTTCGAGGCGGCCTGTGCGCGCTCGTAGTGGGCATACAGTTGCTTGTGGTGATCCCTTGCCTGGTCAAGCGAAAGCTCCAGGTTGCGGACGGTTTGCGTGTTGTCGGATTGTTGAATGGCCATGCCTTCATCGATTCCTTCGACGCGGCCGTCGATGAGGCCACCGCGATATCCAGCCCAATAGGTGAGGCCGACGAACAAGATGAGGACGATCAGTGCGCAGATCTGAACTGCAGTCATGTGGTGTGCTCCTGGTTGTTTTGATTGGCCGGTGGTGGCGGCCGTTTGGACTTATTGGTCTTGCTGGGTTGAATCGGTTTGTTTCTTTGCCTGCTCCTCGTCCGCTGAATAGGCCCTGATGTCGATCCATGAGGCCAGGTGGCGGATGTGGACGTACTTGAAGGATTTACGGCTGTCTTTGAGCGTGGTCACGGGCAACGGGATGCGGCCGTTGTCGAGATCGGACGCGAACGTCTGCTCGTTGAGGTTGCGGAAGTACTGCAGGCGAAGTTTTTCCAGAGGGATGAGTACGTCGCCGAAGGTGCGGTAGAGCAGCTCAACGGTTACGGTTTCCGGTGCCGGCATCAGCCGGAGTGGGTTTTGATGGGTATTACTCATGGGCTTGCGCGGCCTCCTTGCGATTGACCCTTGATGGGTGATTCCAGGCGTTCAGGCAGTGGCGTTTAGTCAGCTCCCGCAGATGCGCCGGCACTTCGAGGAGCGCGGCGTTGCGCTCCTCGCGTGTGCGCATGGCGATGATCTGGCGGGCGTATTCCCTAGGCCACGTCACGGTTGTCTGCCGGGATGGCAGGCAGCGCCAATCCCAGTTGTTCGGCCAGCCAACGGATACCGGGTTGTTTGACCCGGGTTGATTGGCTGTACTGCATGCCGAGCTGTTCGTGATACCAGTGGCCATCCTTGACCCGCAGATAGTCGCGATCACGGGCGGGGTAGGCCGGCAGGTTCCGTTCGTTGAGCAGGCCCTTTCCGCGCATCAGGCTGATGAGTTTGGGCCGGGTCAGGCCGAGTTGGGTTGCGGCTTGAGCGAGCGTGCGTTCCATGGCATCCCCCTCATGCAGCGTGTGCGGCAGGAGTTGCCGCAGCAGCCAGGTGGTTGATGGACTCGACGACCTTGCCGTAGATCTCGACATCGGTGCCGCACACGGTGAAGCACTTGGTGCGGGGGCTTTTGATGCCGATGCTCAGGATGGTGGTGACACCTGGGCGGGTGTGGGTGCGATGGATCGCGACGTGGAGGGGCAGTTCGAAGCCCATGTCGAGACTCACGGTGCCCCCGGTGATCACCCGCTCGAACACGCGCTGCTTGTCCCGCACATCAAACCGCCCGTATTCGCGGCTTGCGTGAGGCAGGGGGACCAGGTCTCCGGTGTTGCTAGAGTCGAATGGGCCGTTGGCGATTTCTTCGATGAAGTCGGCCAGCTTGAGGTGCATTTTCTTTTCGTTGTTCAAGGTTAGCGTGTGGCGTTCGCTGCCCAGCTCAACGACGAAAACGGTCTTGAGAGTGCCGCGTTCAACCCTAAGGCTAAACGGTAAGGCTTCACGCTTGGGCGCTGACCACAGGACGTGGTTGAAGGTCTCGGTCAAATTGACCTGAGCGTTGAGCAACTGCAGGGTGCGGTTGTCGAGTTTGAACATGTTCATGCCGCGTTCCCTCCGCCGTTCGGGGCGAATGGTGAGGGCAAAGTACGTGCTTTCTGCTTCGGTTTGGTGGTGACAAACGAGCAGCCGCATTCGCGGGCCATTCGGCGAATTTCGAAGATGTGGAGGGGATCAACAGTGGCTGGATGGACGTGCAGGGTGGCTGTGGTGTGCATGGTTTCGCCTCGCTCTGTGGTGGAAGAGTGAGGTGAATATCAACCAATGGTTGATTTATGTCAACCTTCGATTGATTTTTGCTTTGCCAGTATGCGGTCGCGAGTTGGGTTGATAATCTGATGGCGTTTTGCTTTTGAGCTATTTTCAAAGGTTTGCCTAAACGGAATGAAGGAAGCAGGTATGCCAATAACTCTTAATCATGAGCTACTGAATTGGAGCGCTATACGCGATATCGGGTGGGGTGACCTGTTACTTGGGAATGGATTCAGTATCAATATTCACGATGGTTTTTGGTACGATAATTTAAAAGATGTTGCTTGTCTTCCGGTAATTGCCGAGCCATTACTGGCAGAGTCTCAGGCTCTTTTTGATAGTTACAATACAACAAATTTTGAGGACATTTTAAAGTCTATTTATCATGCCTTTCAGGTTGATGAATGTCTAGCTCTTGAACAGGCGGTAAGTATTAGTCGGGTGTATGAGAATGTGAAAAACTCTCTTGCGAGTGCCGTGAATCATGCACATGTTCCGGAGGGGTTTAGCTCTGCTAATCGTATTAGCGATGAATTGGCTAGATTTAGCCATGTGTACACTACGAATTACGATTTAATTCCCTATTGGAGCATTATGTCCAATGGAACCCATAGATTCAGGGATTTTATGTGGGGACGAGCATTTGATTCCAGTGACGTAGGTGTGTGGGGGAACCCTACATGCATTTACTATCTGCACGGCGGCTTGCACCTCGTCGAGAATCTGGAGGGGGAGACGATCAAACGACGTTCAAATGGCTTAAGCTCGCTAAGAGATCTATTTGATATTGCAGAACCTGACTTGTTTCCGTTATTTATTACTGAAGGGCACTGGCAAAAGAAACTATCAAGAATCAAGCGAAATGATTATCTGAATTTTTGTTTTTCTAGATTTTCGGGTTCGGGAAGAAATCTTGTAGTGCTAGGGCACTCATTGCATGCGGACTATGATCTTCATGTGGTTGAGGCGATTAAACGCTCTGGTAGGCATAATGTGGCTATAAGTGTTTGGCCTGGGCTTACGCCTCTCCAGATAATTAATTTTAAAGGTCGTCTGTTGGAAGAGATGCAAGGTTTTAATATTACCTTGCACTTCTTTGACTCAACAACTCACCCCTTAACGTCTGACTCTATGCGTAATGTGGTCATATAGACTGATTTACGATTATTCGGGGATAAAAGAACCGACGACCTTTCCGCAGATATGAGTCTCCTCCGTAATATCAATGATTGGATATTGCGGATTGATCGGCTTCAAAAACTGTCGTCCGGCATCCTCAACCAGAACCTTGAATGTCGCCTCGTTTGTACGCGGAACTCTTGCAATCACACGGTCGCCTGTCCTGGTTTCCGCCTCAGGGTCTACAAAGAGAATGCATCCAGCTGGGTAACTTCGACCTGGCCCTGGGTTTGTCATCGAATCCCCAATAACCTTTAGAGCATAGCCGTGGGAGCTGATTGCTACGGGACACGAAAGCCACGAATCAGCATCGTAGCTCTCAAAATTTGAGATCGCTTCGCACCAAGCCCCTGCTTGGACCCAAGAAATCAATGGAACCTTGCCAAAACGTTGGTTGATATCGATGACATTGCTTCCATCGTCGGCCATCGGTTGCCGTACGTTGCGTTCACTGGCCGGTTCCTTTGGTAGCACGCCGTATTCCAGCCATTCCCTGCGTACATTAAGCCATGCGCACAGAGCAACCATGCTATCCGCCTCGGCCATGGAGTCGCCGTTCAGCCACTTGCTAATTGCCTGAGGGGTCTTATCGACTCCCATGCTTTTCAGGTTCTTATGGATATCCGCACCACGTCCCCGGGTGCGTACACCGGCATCGTCAAGGGCTTTGTGTAGGCGCGCAGTGAAAGCTGCGCGTAGTGCATTCTTATCAACCATGAGTTGAGAGTCTCATAATGGTTGCGCAATAGTCAGTTGATGTTTAATATCAACCGTGAGTTGATAAATGGAGGTTGCCATGTTGGACCCCGCAAATTTTCCGAACGCAATAGCGTTTGCTTTTGAAGCTGTGGGCGGCATTGGTGCTGCCGCGAAGGTGTGTGACCGGAGCTATCAGGCGCTGAATAAATGGCGTCTGGCGGCTAGCTTGCCGCGTACCGATTACACGGGTGAAACCCAATATGCTGCGCTTTTGGCGATGGCCGCGAAGCAAAAGGGCAACGAATTTGAGGCAGTCTGGTTGCTCAATGCATCTGCACCGCAAAAAGTAGCGGCATAGATAGAAAAAAGGCGACCCAAAGGCCGCCCAGTTCCTCCCGACACGCACCACCACAGCGCTGTCGGGACGCGGTAAAGGTAGGCGGGCACACCACATGCTAACCACCTCCCTTTATCGCGCTTTTCCAAGGCACGGAATGCCTTGGTGTTGCTGCCTTTTCCACCACAGATTGGGCAGCGGTTGCGCCAGGGGTGAGCAATGGATTGCTCGCCCCGGCACGGTGCCGGTGTCGATCCTGAAGATCTAGCCGGCGTTTGGGCCCTTTCAAGCCACGCGGCAAATGTACCACCACTGCATGTCGCGCGGCACTGGCAACTTATAAGGATTAATGCCATGAGCCGAATCGCTTTGAATTCTGTTGAGCGGGCGCATCGGGAAGTTCTGCCGCTCGACCTCGCGCTTTACCATGCCGCTCGGGACTACCCCGGCGGCGCCGCTGCCATCGCCGCCACCACCGGCAGAAACGCCACCACGCTGCAGCACAAGCTTTCCCCAACCCATCCCAGCCACACGGCCAACATTCAGGAGTTCGGGGAGATCCTGGAGCTGACCAAGGATCGCCGCATTCTGGATGCGGTGCATGCGTTGGTTGGTGACACGATTTGGCAGGAACTGGCCGAGGCTTACACCAACGATATGCCCGAGACACTGACCACTGGCATTGCCGAGTATTTTCGGCAGGTGGCGGATTTGGCCGATACCTGGGCCAAAAGCATTGGCGACGGGGTGGTGTCCGATGAGGAGTTGGGCGCGATTCATCTGCAGGTGTTTCGCGGGATTCGGGGGTTGTTGGGGATGTTCAACCGCGCCACGTATGTCAACCAGACGACGCGAGGTGCTGACCTTGGCTGACATCGCTGATTTCGCTAATGACCTGGTGCAGGAACGCCTCGATCAGGCGCTGGCTGCGCGTAATGCCGCCAAGTCTGCAGCGGTGATTCATTCGTTTTTATTCTGCGAAAGGTGCGACGAGCCGATTCCTGAAGGGCGCCGAGTTGCGTTACCGGGTTGCACGCAGTGCGTGCAGTGCCAGTCGATCGATGAGTTGCGGGAGGCTCGCCATGCTCGATGAGGTGTTGGGGCAATTCGCAGATTACGGCCTTGAGCCGGAACAACCACTTGTCTTCGGCAAGCTGACTCGCTGCAAGACTGCGCAGGACAAGGGCAAGGAGAAGAACGGTTGGTATGTTGTCCACGAACATCGTACCGAGAGGGGTGAAACGCTGATTTTCGGCAGCTTTGGTGATTGGCGCTCGGGTGAGACGCAGAAGATCAAAGTTAAAGCCGGGCGCATGTCGTCAGAAGAGCGGGAGGTGATGCGTGCACGGCAAGAGGAAGCCAAGCGTCGTGCTGCCGAGATTGCCGCCAATGCGGCGCGTCGCGCAGCGAATCGAGCGGCGGGAATGTTCAAGCGCATGCCGGAGAAGGGACGTAGCGACTATCTGGATCGAAAGCAGATCGTTGGTTTTGGCGTTCGCTATGCACCGCGCTCCGGCGCGTTTTTGGTGCCTATGTGCAACGTGCGGGACCAGGTTGTCGGGTTGCAAGTGATCTTTCCAGCCAAGCAGGAAGACACTGGCCGGGACAAGTCTTACTGGCCCTACGGCATGTCAAAAGAGGGCGCTTTTCACCTGATCGGGCCGCACCCGGAGCCGGGTGAGCCCGTGTTGGTGTGTGAAGGCTATGCCACCGGCGCTAGCCTGCACATGGCGACCTCGCTGACGGTGGCCATCGCCTTTGACGCGGGCAATTTGCTGCTGGTGTGCAAGGCCATGCGCGAGCGTTTTCCGGGTTGCCCGTTGATTGTTTGTCGGGATGATGACTGGAAGACCAAACGACCGAATGGCGAGCCCTGGAACCCCGGTGAAGAGAAGGCGAGCAACGCCGCGTTGATCGTCGGTGGTCAGGTGGTTGCGCCGATCTTTTCCGGTGAGCGGGATGACAAGTGGACCGACTTCAATGACCTGCATGTTGCCGAAGGTCTGGATGCGGTACGCCGCCAGGTGTTGGCGGTGGTCAAGCCGCCGGCAGCGGGTGGTTGGAAGGACATGTTGGCTCGTAGTGAAAGCGGTGCCTTGATTGCGCATATGCAGAACGTCGAACTGATCCTGGGGAATGATGAGCGGTGGGCCGGGGTGATCGGCTACAGCGTGTTCAGTTCGAAGATCATCAAGCTGCGTGCAGCACCTTATGGTGGCGGCGCGGGTGACTGGGCTGACATCGATGATATGCGGGTGATGAAGTGGCTCGCACAGCAGTACAACTTGCGGGTGAAGGCGTCCCATGTGATTGAGGCGGTCAGTGTGGTTGCGCATGACCACGCCTTTCACCCGGTGCGTGAATACCTGGAAAAGCTGGTATGGGATCGCGTGCCTCGGTTGGAGAGCTGGTTGACCGACGTGCTTGGGGTTGAGGCCACTGAGTACTCGGCCAAGGTCGGCAAGCGCTGGCCGATTTCGGCGGTGGCCAGGGTGATGCGCCCTGGCTGTAAGGCCGACTCGGTGATGATCCTCGAAGGCGGGCAGGGGGAGGGTAAGTCCACGGCGATGGGGATTCTCGGCGGTGAGTGGTTCATGGACACGCCGTTTGCCCTGGGCGACAAGGACAGCTTTCAGGCGATTCGCGGTAAGTGGATTGTCGAGCTGGGGGAGCTGGACAGCTTCAACAAGGCCGAGAGTACGAAGGCCAAGCAGTTCTTTTCGGCCTCCACCGATACCTACCGCGAGAGCTACGGCCGCAGAACGAATGACGTGCCACGCCAGTGTGTGTTCGTGGGGACCACCAACCAGGAGGAATACCTCAAGGACGCCACGGGCAACCGGCGTTATTGGCCGGTGTTCTGCAACAAGGTGGACCTCGATACCCTACGTGAGATCCGTGATCAGCTATGGGCCGAGGCAGTGTTTTGCTATGAGGCCGGTGATATCTGGTGGGTCTCCAAGGATGAGTCATGGATGTTTGCCGAGGCGCAGGACGAGCGCTTTGTGGTGGACGAATGGGAAGGGCTGATCCTGAATTGGCTGGAGGAGTCGCAGATCGGCGAAACCACCACGGGCAACGACATTCTGAGCCAGGCCCTCAAGTTGGATTATGGCCATTGGGGTAAGCCGGAGCAGATGCGCGTAGGGGCGATCATGCATCGGCTTGGCTGGCGCAAGAAGCGTTTGACGGCTTTGACCAAAAGCGGGGTGCGGCCATGGGCTTATCAGAAGCCTGCCACCTGGGGGCGTTGCACTGCGTTGCAGCAGGCACCGATTGAGGAGCCGTGCTTTGATTAAGCGGATAGATGAGATGCTGAAGTTGTGGGCGCAGGATCTGCATTCGCCGATGACTGAAGCCTATGGCGGGGCGAGTGGCGGGAACATGATTGCGATGTTGATGGCGTGCAAGGGGGAGTTGATACGGGGGACGCGGGGCAGTCGGGTGTTGTTGGATGAGTCGGCGGATATTGAGCTGATCGTCAATAAGCACCTGGCGCCTGAGTTGGCGCTGGTGGTGAGGGAGCACTACTGCAATCACGAGAGCTTTCTATCGCAGAAGATGTTGCACTGTGGCTGTAGCGCGCCGACCTACTACCGGCGGTTGCATGATGCTCACGTGAACATCGAAGGCTTGCTGATGGGGAAGGCTGCATGACCCTTGGGTTGATCCGTCTGCCACTGTCCTACCGTCCGGCCTCGTCCTACTGCCAAATAAGGTTGGTAGGACAGCTTCAGGTTGCGTCGTTACTGGAGTGTCCTACTGTCCAACCTTCCCCCGTGTTATGCGCACATGAGCGCAGCGGGCACGTATTCGCGCCTATGGCGCGCACGCGTGTTTTTAGCTTTTTCTCTATACACGAGAGAAGGGTAAAAAAGGTAGGACAGTAGGGCAAAGGCACAATATTAGGGGGCTCCAGCTGTCCTACTTCGATCCTGAATGGTGGGACAGGCAGGACAGCGCCAGAGGCGCTGAAAGCCGAACTACAGATATTCACCGACATTGCCTAGACGTAGCCCAGACATTCACCGGGTGGCATTAAAGTGGGGTTGCTGCCATGAGAATCCACCTGTAAAAAGTAGTCATCTTCGATAGGTGCGACCGCAGAGAGCGGCAGACACCACACCACCAAAACCCGGCCTTGCGCCGGGTTTTGGCGTCTATGGGGCGGTGACTTTTGAAAGGGCACGGTTTCTCTTGTCCATCAGCTGAAAGTGCACGAACAAAACGAGCGATACCCCTGAAAAAACAGCGAGGCTCATCAAGTTCACCAGCAGCAGGAAAATGTCGAGACGGGTAATGGGGTCGGAGCTGGTAACAAACTCCACCACTTTGGCGACTCCCGTCGCTACCAGGGCCGCGCAGGAAAAGTATACCCATCCCCGGTACATTTTTTGACCCAGCCTGGCCCAGAGCTGGCGATAGCGTTGCTTGTGCTCCTCAGTGCTCTGCGACCACATCAGGACAAAGGCCGGGATAGCAAACGATCCCGCCAATACGCCAACGATACCCACTACAAGGCTTACCACTTCGAATCCTGTCATGACAATTTCCCTAAAAAAACAGATCAAGCGAGTAGCGACACTCAACAATGGCTTGATAGCGCACAACCGGCGCAATCGACGATGAACCAGGAAAATCTTATGACAAACGAGCAACAAGCGCTGGCAGAAATGCCGATCTGGATGGTTGTTGTCCTGGCGCTGGTCGGTGGCGTTTCCGGCGAGATGTGGCGGGCCGACAAGGACGGCGCGCGGGGCTGGGTATTGTTGCGTCGATTGGTCCTGCGATCTGGCGCCTGCATAGTCTGCGGCGTGTCGGCGATGATGTTGATGGTCGGCGCGGGCATGTCTATCTGGACCGCTGGCAGTCTCGGATGTCTGACCGCGATGGCCGGGGCGGATGTCGCCATCGGGTTGTACGAACGTTGGGCCGCCAAACGACTGGGCGTCTGTGAAGCGCAGCAATGCAACGACGAATCTAATCAGTAGCTAAAAAATGGAGATGACTATGCAAGTTCGAATCTTGAACGATGATCTGGACGTGATCTGGACCAAGACAGAGACCGGCGGACTGACTAGCCCGTCATTCCGCCGGGATGGAACGATTGAGATGATCATCATCGCACTTGAGAAGGCGCTGCAATGGGCGCGGGAAGAAGCCATACAACCCGATTCGGATTCATCCCCTGCTTTAGTCAGCACTCAAGCCATTGATGAGCTTCTACAGAGCAATTTCCTTATTGATGTTGGCGTGAACCAGCTCCCAGATACCAGGTGACTTGAAGAACGCATGCCATTTTGGCGGTGCGACAAAGCCGATCTGTCTCCCGGTGCTCCAGATGGCGACAGCATGACCAGCCAACCCTGCCTGGTTCACGGCCGTTTCAAATGCTGCGACGAATGCCTGTTGCGCTGCACGGGATTTGTTAGCGAACGCAGCGTCCACAGGGACAATGATCATGTCTTGTCCCTGTTCTCGGATATGCGCAAATGGAAATTTATTAGCCATCTTTTTCCCTTTCGATAAGTGGTGGGTAATCCTTCCCTGGCAGATCCTTCTGCTGGCGAAGGACGGCGTTGATGCTAGCACCATGTTCGTAATATCTCGTTGCGCAGTGCCATTTTCAGTTCTTTCCTACGACTTTGGAGCACTGAGAATGCCGGGGACCCTGGGGTTATTCGGTGGGTACGGGGTCGCAAACCCGCGGGATCTTGTAAGCGGCCAGTTTTTCCACGTTGGTTGACAGAGGTTGACGAGGTTGACAGCCCTAGGTTGACAGGAGGTTTACATGACCATTTTGAGCCGTACGGAGTACGCGGCCAGTAAGGGCTGGTCTCGGCAGTACGTTGGGAAGCTGGTTCAGCAGGGGCGATTGGTCCTCTCTGGTGGCAAGGTCGATGTCGAAGCCAGTGAGCAATATCTGGCGATGACAAGCGACCCCGCGCGCAGTAAGTCGAACACACGTGTCCCACTGGTTATCGGCTCTCCTGAAACCAGTTTTGAGTCACCCCAAGTCCCACTGAGCGCGCTACCCAAGGCTGCGCCGGACTATCAAAAAGCACGAACCAGGCTGGCGCTGGCGCAAGCCGAACGAGCCGAAAGTGACCTTCTCAAGGTCAACGGCGCACTCGTCGAGCGAACAATCGTGGACGAAGCGGCGTTTGCATCAGGCCGAATGACCCGCGATTTATTAATGGGATTACCCCCCAAGTTAGCGCCAGTTCTCTCGGCCATGACCTGCACCTGGGACATCGAAAAATACCTGGCAGCAGAAATCCGGCAAGCACTCGAAGACGCAGAGCGCTTGTCCTCAGAAGACTTCATTCGTGCCGTCACTCCCGAGAATTAACTTATGGATGCCAGATTTGCTGACGGTGCAGAGGTGTACCGCCAGGCGTACTTTCGTGGGTTGCGTCCAGAGCCAGAGCTTTGGGTCGACCAGTGGGCCGACGAATACATGCGGATTCCGCGTGATACCGGTGCCGCCGAGCCAGGTCGTTATCGCACCACGCGTACACCTTACGCACAGGAGCCCATGCGCTGCCTGTCACCGGCCCATCCCTGCAAACGCGTGATTACCATGGTCGCCTCTCAGCTGATGAAAACCCAGATCGGTTTGAATTGGATCGGCAGCCTGATGCACATGGCCCCCTCGAACATCCTTACCTTGCTGCCAAGCCTTGGGCTGGCCAAGCGAGTGTCGTCGAGGATCAGCAAGACCATCAAGGCCACACCCGTGTTGCGAGCACGCGTAGCCTCAGGTCGCGAGGCCATCAACACCATGGACACCAAAGAGTTCGAAGGTGGCTCCTTGTACGTCACCACCGCGGGCTCGGCTGCCAACCTCTCAGAGTTATCGGCACGTTACGTCTACGGTGACGAGATCGACCGTTGGGAAGTGGACGTCGGCGAGGAGGGTGATCCCATCGAACTGGCCGAAACCCGTGCCAGTACCTTTGGGCGCAACGCAAAGTTCTACTTCTCCAGCTCCCCAACGATCAAGGGCTCCTCCCGAATTGCTGATTTGTTCGCAGGCAGTGATCAACGTCACTACTACGTACCGTGCCCGCACTGCGGACACATGCAAACCCTCGAATGGGACCACCTGCATTACTCGATCGATTACACCGTCGTCCACTACCAGTGCGCCGGTCCAGATTGTGATGTGCTGATCGAGGAGAACCATAAGGGAGAAATGCTTTCCCGAGGTGAATGGCGCGCCCATGCCGAAGGCGACGGCGAGACTGTCGGGTTTCATCTGAGTGCTCTGTACTCACCGCCTGGCTGGATGGATTGGCGAACGCTGGCGATCCAGTATGAAAAAGCCAAGGTTGCACAAAACAACGGCGATCTCGAGCCCATGCAAGTGTTCTATAACACCCGTCTGGCGAAGGTTTGGGATTCAGCTCAAGAGCAAACAAAAGCCGAGACACTGATGGCCCGCGCACGGTTGGAAACGTACACCCTCGGCTCAATGCCTTCCGGCGTGTTGATGCTCACCGGTGCTGTGGACGTTCAAGCCAATCGTCTGGAACTGATGGTCATGGGTTTTGGCATCGGGATGGAGCGATGGGTGATCGACCACCATGTGATCTGGGGTGATCCAGCCGACGAGCGAACCTGGGCAGTGCTCGACGAAAAACTAAAGTCCCGCTACCGACATCCATGCGGCGTGGGCTTGGCAATCCTGGCCACAGGCATTGACTCCGGTGGACACCACACCGATGAGGTCTACCAGTTCTGTCGCGTCCGCCGTTGGCGCAACATATTCGCCATTAAAGGTGCTAGCAAGCCGGGCAGGCCAGTGATCGCTCAGCGCCCGTCGATGGTCGACGTGACCTGGAAGGGCCAGACAGAACGTCATGGCGCCGAGTTGTGGTTTGTCGGCACCGACACCGCCAAGGACTGGATCTACAACCGCTACCCATTCGAAAGCGGACCTGGCGCACTGCACTTTGCCAACGATCTACCGGACGAGTTCTTCGCGCAGTGTGTCGCCGAGCGCAAGGTGGCTCGCTACATCAAAGGCTACAAGCGCATCGAATGGGTCAAGGGCAAGGCTGAGCGCAATGAAGCGTTGGACCTGATGGTGTATTGCCTGGCCATGGCGCATTACTTGGGCATCACCCGCTACCAGGAGCATGACTGGGAGCGGGTGCAGCAGTCGCTGGCGCAATGTGGCCTTTTTGACGAAGCGCTGAGCATCAAGCCGATTCAGGCTAAGCGCGTTGACCAGGACGAAGCATCGGCGACCTCGGTTGCCAAGCAGTCGCAACCGGCACCACAAGTTACTGCTCCCGTTGCTCAAGCGAGACAAGTCACAGCGCAACGGCGCAGCTCCAGCAGCGGCTACTTGAAGAGACGATGAGTGATCAAGATAGACCTATTGCCGGCCCCAATACTCGGGCACCAAGTCCCAGCAGCTCGGACACCGTTGCTCGCAAGGTTTCTTTTCCTCCTTCCTTTGCCGCATTCGTGATGCTTTGTCCGAAAGACGGACCTTTATCCAGGCTGCTCGGGGAGGCTTTCAGGACTTCGAGACCGGCCGCTGTGAGGACCACATCCTGAGCGTAGTACTGGGTGCAGTCTTTGAATGTGAGATAACCAGAGGATTCCAACCAACGAACAGTGGCGATGAAGAACTCTGCGTCCTCACTAGGTATGTCTGCGCACATAAAGTCGCACCAGCGTGTTGCAGGCTCGACGAATTTTTCAGGGATGAGCGATTTCGGAACTGGAAATTTGGCATACAGCTCAGCCAGTACCAGCCCGGTAATCTCATTGAATTGGTCAATATTGGAGACAGCCATGTCAGAAAACTCCGTGGAAAAAGCGCAACACGCGCAGAGGGTCAAAGCCGCCGCCGAACTCCAGCAAGAACTACGTCGGATAGTGGCTGATCAGCTAACAGGGCGGATGGACTGGGTCCGCGCCCGCGTTTACTGGCGAATGCGCCTACCAGATATTCCATCTGAAGAATTGGCTGATGCACTGACACACGTATTGGCGGGCGGCAGTTTCAGACAAGAAGTGCAGTCGAGAACTCAGAACTTCGTCTGACGATTTTTATATCACATCGCCTTTATCCATTCAGGGCAAACCTCATGTCATTCACCCAAAAGCACCTCGATGCAGTTGAGGCGGCCATCGCTCGCGGCGAAAAAATCGTGCGCTACACCGACCGTACTGTCGAGTACCGCACCGTCGATGAGCTGCTAAAAGCTCGCGAAGAAATCCGCACGTCGCTGATCAGTGCAGCCGGGCCACGCTCTCGGGTGGTTCGGCTGTACCACGGAGGCAAGGGAATCTAATGGCTCGACACTTCCCGACGCTAACCCGTAACGGATTCGTGTTGCCGTCGAACATCAAGGCCAGTTACGAAGGCGCCGGAGAGGGCCGCCGATCCACTGGCTGGGATGCGCCGGACAACGGGATCAACAGCATCAACACCCCGGCGCTGCGCAATCTGCGCTCACGGTCGCGGGCAGCGGTTCGCAATGATCCGTATGCCTACAACGTGATCGACAAGCGCGTCAGCAACCTGATCGGTACCGGCATTACGCCGCGACCAAAAACCGATGACGAAGCCCTGCGCAAACTGCTGCAGGAACTGTGGGACGACTGGGTCGATGAATCTGACGCCGACGAGCGCACCGACTTCAACGGCCAGCAGGCGCTGGTGGCCCGCACGGTGGAAACCTCGGGCGAATGTTTTTTGCGGTTGCGTCCGCGTGGTCTGGACGAAGGCCTCGCGGTACCGCTGCAGCTGCAGATCCTGGCGCCAGAATTTGTTCCGCATGACAAGTTCGAGAGCACCCGCGATGGCAACTTCATCCGCGCCGGCATCGAGTTCACACCCGACGGCAAGCGTGTGGCGTACTGGATGTACCTGGCACATCCACGCGATGCCTCGTCGCTGAATGCGGGTTACAACCAGCTGGTGCGCGTACCGGCCGCGCAGGTGCTGCACGTCTTCGAACCGGTCGAACCTGGCCAATTGCGCGGTGTACCGCGCTTGTCACCAGTGTTGAAGCGCCTGCGCAGTCTCGACAACTACGACGACGCGGTGCTGTTCCGGCAGGAAGTGGCAAACCTGTTTGCCGGTTTTATCACCCGGCCACCCCCTGACTCCGGCCCCGTGCCAAGGGACCCGGTCACCGGCCAGCCGCTGAGTCTGGATCGCGACGGCTTCACGCCGATGGTCGCGCTGGAGCCCGGCACCATGCAGGAGCTGGGGCCGGGTGAGGAGGTCGAGTTTTCCAAGCCGCCAGACGCCGGCAACAACTATCCCGACTTCATGCGGCAGCAGCTGATGGCGGCTGCAGCGGGAACCGGAACACCGTACGAGATCCTCACCGGCGACATGCGCGAGGTCAACGACCGGGCGCTGCGGGTGGTGCTCAACGAGTTTCGGCGCCGTCTGGAACAACTGCAGTTCAGTGTGTACGTGCACCAGCTGTGCCGTCCGGTTCGGGCGGCCTGGATGGACATGGCGGTGCTGTCAGGTGTCCTCCAGCTGGATGACTACGCCCAGCGGCGCCGTGAATACCTGCGCACCCGTTGGGTCCCGCAAGGCTGGGCCTATATCCAGCCGGTACAGGACGTGCAGGCCCGGCGGATGGAAGTGCAGGCCGGTTTCGCTTCACGCAGTGAAATGGTCCTGCGTACCGGCTATGACGCTGAAACGGTCGACGCGGAAAACGCCGCCGATCTGGCCCGGGCCACAAACCTTGGCCTCAATTACACCACTCTTGAAGCGTTCGTCCCCGTCGACGACAAGGAGCAATCATGAGCAAGAAAACGCGGCCACGCGTGTATAACCGGGCGGGTAAACGCGTGCAGGTGCAGGACAAGACCTGGTATGCGTTGCAGGCCAGCGGCGAGGCTGCCGAGCGGGTGATCGAGGTCTTCGTCTACGGCGAGATCGGCGCCTGGGGCATTACCGCGAATCAGTTTGTGCAAGACCTGCGCGCCATGGACGACGGTGTTTCACCGGTGATCGCCGCCTTCAACAGCATTGGTGGCGACCTGTTCGACGGGTTGGCGATGCACAACACGTTGTCGCGTCTGGGCGAGCGCTGTACCGGTCGCATCGACGCGTTGGCGGCCAGTGCCGCCAGCGTGGCGGTGTGCGGCGCGCACCGCGTCGTGATCGCGTCCAACGCCATGCTGATGATCCACAACCCGTGGACCTACGCGGCCGGCGATGCTGAAGACTTCCGCAAGGTGGCCGACGTCCTCGATCAGACGACGGAGGCCATCATCGCGGCTTACAAGGCCAAGGCGCCGGACATTGATGACGACGAGTTGCGGCGCCTGGTGGCCAATGAAACCTGGTTGACCGCCAGTGAAGCGGTGGCCTTGGGGTTGGCCGATGAGGTCGGCGAGGGCGTCACGGTCAAAGCTTGCCTCGGCCAAGGGGCCGTGCTGCAGCGTTACCAACATGCTCCGGCCGAATTGCTCGCCCAGTTGGACGAGCCACCCGAACCGGATCCCGAGCTGGAACCGGACGATCCACCGCAGGATCCGCCCGAGCTCGATTCGACCAAGCTGGCTCTGATGATCACGCAGCGATGCGCCGAGTCGGGCATCAGCAACCTGATCGAACCGCTGCTCAGTTCTACCCGGCTTGAAAGCGAAGAAGTCGTCCAGGCTGGCCTTACGCGTGCCAAGGCCGTGAACGACCTGTGTGTGGCCGCCCGCTTACCCGAGTTCAGTGTCGAGTATGTCGCGGCGGGCCTGGACGTTGCGGCGGTTCGAGCGCGGCTGTTCGACAAAATCGTCAGCAGCGGCAAGGGCTTCGAAATTGACAACAGCTTGCCGCTGGACAATGACCCCGCACCTAAGGTGCAGGCCAAACAACTTGATCAGCCTTCCATCTGGTCCGCGCGCCAAGCCGCGCAGTCCGGTAATTCCCGATCTACAACAGGAGCAAGACGATGACCATCCAACGTGAGCCCATGCACGCAGGCGAATTTCTCCTGTCCGAAGCGGCGGGCACCATTTCCCGCGAAGCCATCAATGTCGCCGCCGGCCCTGCTTTGGAACCGGGGCAGATCCTCGGCCTGGTCAGCTTGACCGGTGAGTTCGCCCCCTACAATCCGATCGCCGAAGACGGCAGCGAAAATGCGATCGCCATTCTCTACGGCCCATTGGGCGAGTCGGATGTGGTTCGACGCGGACGGGCAGTAGTGCGCCTGGCTGAAGTGAGCGAGGCCCATCTCACGGGTCTGGATCCTGCCGCTGAAAAGGCGCTGGCCGCTCACTTCCTGATCGTTCGTTAAGACGGTCAACCTGATTACCCAACCCGCCGAGTGCGGGTTTTTTGCATTCTGGAGATGGCTTCATGGCTGACATTGAAATCTTTAACGACGATGCGTTTTCGGTCTCCTCGCTGACCGCCGCCATCAACGAACAGGAATACCTGCCGGGCCGCATCAGTAGCTTGGGCCTGTTTCAGGAAGAGGGCATCACCACCCTGACCGTGCAGATCGAAAAGGACGGCGACACGCTGGCTTTGGTGCCAGCCGGTGAGCGCGGCACCTCCGGGCTGGTGGTGGCTGGCAGCAAGCGTAACCTGATCCCGTTCAACACCGTGCACCTGCCGCAGCGCTTTGCGATCAAGGCTGACGAGATCCAGGGCATTCGTGCTTTTGGTACCCGTTCTGAATTGCAGGCAGTGCAGGACGTGGTCAACAAACGTCTGGCGAAGGCGCGTCGGCAGCTCGATGCCACGCACGAATTTCAGCGTATGGGCGCGCTGAACGGTCAAATCCTCGACGCGGACGGGACCACCGTCTTGCTCGATATCTACAAAACCTTTGGTGTGACCCGCAAGAAAATGTCCATGGGCCTCAACAGTCCGGACACCGAGCTTCGCGTCAGGTGTGGTGATGCGCTGGACCTGCAGGAGGAAGCCTTGGGCAGTATCACCAGCACAGGCTCGCGTGCGCTGTGCGGTAAGAATTTCTGGAACAAGCTGCTGGTCCACAAGTCGGTCAAAGAAACCTACCTCAACAGTCAGCAGGCGGCTGCTTTGCGTGGCGATGCCCGCGAAAGTTTCGAGTTCGGCGGCATCGTCTGGGAGCGCTATCGCGGCAAGATCGCTGGCGTGACCTTCATCCATGACGACAAGGCGCTGCTGATTCCAGAAGGTGTGCCGGACCTGTACATCTCGGTGTTCGCGCCGGCGGACTACATGGAAACGGTCAACACCGAAGGCGTGCCGTACTACAGCAAGATCGAGCCGATGCCTTTCAACAAAGGCATGGCCGGTGAAGCTCAGTCGAACCCGCTGCACCTGTGCACTCGGCCGCTCGCACAGATCCTTCTGGAGCTCTGACCATGGCCTTTCGCGACTTGATTGCTGAGGTCGACGCGGTGGTGTTCGAAACCTTGGGCGACAGCGCCCGAATCGAGGGGCGCGACGAGCCGGTCCTCGGCATGTTCGCGGCGCCCTGGCTGCAGCCGAAGTTCGGCAAGCTCAACACCGGGTTGCGTGAGCCTCGTTTCGAAATCCGGGTCAGCGATTCCCATGGCCTGGTGCAGGGCCTGTTGGTCAGTATCGATTTACCGGCCGTGGACGGCGGTGGCGATTACGACCTGCTGCAGCTGGAGCCGAGCGGTGACGGTTTGGTTGCCTTGATCCTGAGGATGCGTGCATGAGCGTTGGTAGCTATTACAAGTCCTCGGCCGGCGGAGGGATGGTCACTATCCAGTCGTCGGCGGCGGATCTGCAAGCGTTCCAGGACTTCGCCAAGGTGGTGCCCAGGGCGGCTGCAGCTGCGCATCGTCGAGCGATCAACAAGACGCTGGGCTGGTTGCGCACGCACATCGCCCGGGCGGTCAGTCGGCAGGAGCGCATCGCCGTCGCGGCGGTGCGTCAACGACTGCGCAGCTACCCGGTCACCGGCGGGGCCATGAGCGGCAAGCTGTGGTTTGGCTTGAACGCCATCGAGTCCAGCCGGATTGGCCGCGCGCGGCAGATTCGCAGCGGCGTGTCGGTGGCCGGGCGTCGTTATCAGGGGGCGTTCCTGAAACAGGTCTACGGCAACAAGCCCGATATCTGGATCCGCACGGCGAGCAAACACTTCGATGCGGACGACTATCCCGACAGTACCGTGTCCTCAGGACACGGGCCGAGTTCGGGTTGGGTCGCTGAAAATGGCAGCCGGTTTCCACTGGCCAAGGCCAAGGTGTCCCTGGAACAGGCGCGTCCCCATTTCGAAAGCTGGGTGCGCAAGGCGGATGAACGCTTGCTGCAGATCCTGCAGCAGGAACTCAACTTCGAGCTGCAAAAGAACCTGAGGAGTTAGGGCTGTGTCGGAAGAACCTTTTAGCCTGGATCAGCTTTATCGGGCCATTGAGCAACAACTGCAGGCGGAGTTGCCGGGTGTGTGTGCGGTGACGGCCTGGCCGAATATTAAAGATCGTGTGGCGTTGCCGGCGGTGTTTCTTGAGATGGCCGAGATTGAGCCGGGCGTCGATATCGGCACCGGGGAAACGACCTTGGTGTGCAGGTTCGAGGCACGCATCGTTGTCGATCCGATCAAGCCGCACCATCATCAACAGGCCGTGCAACTGGCCACCCAGCTCGCGGTGAAGCTGCGGACGCAGACTTGGGGACTTGAGGTTGAGCCGGCGGTGTTCATTCAGGCCGGGCAGGATTGGACCCGGCCCGAACTGGATGGCTACACCGTCTGGTTGGTGGAATGGAACCAGCAGATCTACCTCGGTGCACAACAATGGCCATGGCCGGATGAGCAACCGGGTTCCCTCTGGTTCGGTTTCAACCAAGACCCGAAAGAGGCGTTCTTTCCGGCGGAGGACGTGCCATGAGCTACGCCCTTGCCGAGCATGACCGCATGATTGCCGCCATGCTGATGCCTTGCGTGGTGGTCGGTGTGGATTTGGCAACGGCCACTGTTCGGGTGCAGTCCGGCGATTGGGTCAGCGCGTGGGTGCGTTGGCACAGTCTGGCGGCCGGCAAGGCCCGTCACTGGCGGGCGCCGAGCCTGAGCGAACAGGGGGTGCTGTTCAACCCCAGCGGTCAGGCTGGGATGGGCACCTTCATTCCCGGGCTCTATGGGGATGCCGGTGGCCAGCCGGATAACCGCGACCATGTGGAGGTCTGGCGTTTCGATGATGGTGGTTCGCTGGTCTATGACTGGCAGGCCAAGAGCTACAGCATCACCCTGCCAAGCGGTACGGTGACCGTCAAGGTCGCCAGCACGGAGGTGGTCGTAGCGGACAGCGCCGTCAACGTGACCACCGGGAACATCAACCTGAAAGCGGCGGTGACCATCGACGGCGCCTTACACGTCACGCAGGGCATCACCAGTGCCGGCGCGATCCTTGACGCCGGTGGCAACAGCAATCACCACACGCATTAATTTCAATCTCCCAATGGCCCGCCTTGTGCGGGCATTTTTATGCCTGGAGTAAACACATGGCCAAAAGCGATACGCCTATCACCGACTTGCCAGCGAGCCCTGACCCATTGCCGCAACCGGTACCGGTTTCGACTCTGTTGAAGTTTCGCGACAAGGTCTACACCTCCCGCCAATTGATCCTGCCGGAGAGCCATCGCAGCCTGCCGGTGGCGAAGGGCCTGGTCGAGATCCCGGGCTCCGACATCGAGGCCGTCAAGTTTCTGAAAGCCCATGACGAATTCGAACTGCTGAAGGAGTAACCCGGATGATCGGAATGGATCGCCACACCGGCCAGCCCATTTCCGGCATCGAGCATTTGCGGCAGTCCATCGGGGACATTTTGGGTACGCCGCTGGGCAGTCGTCGGCATCGGCCAGCCTACGGCAGCACGCTTCGGCGCTTTGTCGATCTGCCCGTTAAGGAGGGCTGGAAAAGCTCCGTGCAGGCAGAAGCGGCCAGGGCCTTGGGTCGTTGGGAGCCGCGTTTGAAGCTGGACCAGGTGCGGGTCATTTCGGTGATCGGCGGACGAATCAATCTGAAAGTCGTCGGCAAGTACCTGGGCGACGGCGTGATGTTGGAGGTGGGCGTATGAGCATCGTTGATCTGTCGTCGCTTCCCGCGCCGAACGTGCTGGAGCCGTTGGATTTCGAAGCGGTGTATGAGGAAAGCCTGGGAGTCTTTCGCGGCTACATGGGCGACAACTGGAGCGCGGCGCTGGAAAGCGATCCGGTCACCAAGGTGCTGGAGGTGGGCGCCTACATCAAGGTCGGCAACCGTGCCCGGGTCAACGACGCCGGCAAGGCGCTGTTATTGGCCCACGCCATCCGCGACGACCTCGATCACTTGGGGGCCAACGTCAATCTCAAGCGGCTGGTCATTCAGGCCGCGGATCTGCTGGCGGTGCCGCCGGTACCGGAGGTCTGGGAAGAAGACGATCCGTTCCGTGAACGCATTCAGTTGGCCTACGAAGGGCTGACCACGGCCGGGCCGCGTAACAGTTACATCCTGCACGCACGCAATGCGTCGGGCCTGGTCGCTGACGCCACAGCCGAAAGTCCGGCGCCGTGCAACGTTACGGTCACGGTGCTGAGTTCCGAGGGCACAGGCGTGGCCAGTCCGGAACTGCTGGCCACGGTCAAGGCGGCGCTGAATGACGAGGACGTAAGGCCGGTGGGTGATCGGCTGACGGTGCAAAGCGCGCAGATTATCGACTACCGCATTGACGCCATTTTGCACATGTCCAGCGCCGGCCCTGAGGCAGACGCCAGTCTGGCCGAAGCGACCAACCGGCTCGCGGCCTGGATCAATCCGCGCAAGCGCCTGGGCGTCGAGGTGGCGCGTTCGGCAGTGGATGCCCAATTGCACATCGCCGGCGTGTCCCGAGTCGAGTTGCCCGGCTGGGTCGACCTGGCCCCGACCAAGGCGCAGGCGGCGTTCTGCACGGGCTACACCGTGACCATGGCGGGCTGACATGAACAGCCTACTGCCGAGCAATAGCACGCAACTGGAGCGCGCCCTGGAGGCGGCGTTCTACGAAAAAACCATAGTCCCGCTGCGCACGCTCTACAACGCCGACACCTGTCCGGTGCATTTGCTGCCGCACCTGGCGTGGGCCTGGTCGGTCGATCGCTGGGATTACCGGTGGAGCGAGGCGACCAAGCGCGCGGCCATCAAGGCGTCGTATTACATCCATGCCCACAAGGGCACCGTCGGCGCCTTGCGTCGGGTGGTCGAACCCTTGGGCTACCTGATCGAGATTATCGAGTGGTTCAACACGGTGCCGGAGGGGGTGCCGGGCACCTTCGCGCTCAAGGTCGGCGTGCTGGACACCGGGATCACCGAGGAAATGTATCAGGAGCTTGAGCGCCTGATTGACGACGCGAAGCCGGTGACCCGGCACCTGACGGGGCTGGCGATCAGCCTCGAAAGCAAAGGCGTTTTGAACATCGCTGTCAGCATTTACGAAGGCGACGAAATCGACGTTTACCCGCCGGTGATGCGTGACATCGAGGTCAGCGGCACCTTCGGCGTGGTCGGCCGCGAACACTCCATAGACACCCTGGACGTTTACTATGATTGATGCGAATTCTCAGTTTTTCGCCATCCTCACCCACGTGGGGATGGCCAAGCAGGCGAACGCCGACGCGCTCGGTGTTCCCTGGAAGATCACCCACATGGGCGTGGGGGATGCCAACGGCACCGACCCGATTCCCAACGCGACACAAACCAGCCTGATCAGGGAGTGGCGACGCCAGCCGTTGAATCAGTTGCGTGTCGATCCGGTCAACCCGGCAGTGATCATCGCCGAGCAGATTATCCCGGCCGATGAGGGCGGTTTCTGGATTCGCGAAATTGGCCTCTATGACGCGGACGGCGATCTGGTGGCGGTGGCCAACTGCGCGCCGAGCTTCAAGCCGGTGCTGTCGCAAGGCTCGGGTCGCACGCAAGTGGTGCGGATGAATTTCATCGTCGCCAGTACCGGCAACATTACGCTGAAGATAGATCCCGCGGTGGTGTTGGCGACGCGGGAATACGTTGATACGCGGATCATGGAAGAGCTGTACAAGCTCGACAGCAAGCAGTCGGTGCGGGCGGCAACCACGGCCAACATCGCGTTGGCCGGGCTACAGACTGTGGACGGCGTGGTCCTGGTGGCCGGTGACCGCGTGCTGGTGAAAAACCAGACGACCGCCAAAGGCAACGGTCTCTACATCGCTGCCAGCGGCGCATGGGGGCGGTCTGCCGATGCCGACGCCAACCTTGAGGTCACTCCGTCGCTGACGGTCGTGGTGGAGCAGGGGACGACCCAGGCGGACACCCTCTGGCAAATGGTCACAGATGGGCCGATCGTGCTTGGGACCACGGCGCTGACCTTTCAGAACATTACGTTTGGTTTCGCGCCGCTGGCCAGCCCTACGTTCACGGGTGCCCCGAAGGCGCCGACGGCTGCGCCCGGCACCAATAACACACAGATCGCTACGACCAGCTTTGCATTGGAGGCGTCGGTCGCCTCCGGCGTCGGTCGAAATAAAGACTTGCGGGACACAGTGTTTGAAAAGGGTATCCCGTCGGATCTATACGGGACTGGCACCTGCTTCGGCTTTGCAAGGGGCGGCCCTGATGGGCTTTCCATCCCGTTTTTCGGCGTGGTTACCGGTATCTACGGAACGCTCCGTGTCGATGTTCCTTATGTCGACGTGACTGGCCGCAATGGTTATTACCGAACCTTTGAAAGTTCTGGTCGGGTTTTCTTTCAATACGCCATATCAGCGTCCGCATGGGGGCCTTGGCAGGAGTTCTATCACTCCGGGAATCTATCGGACGCATTCGTTAGCCCAGCGCTGACCGGCACGCCGACCGTGCCGACGGCCGCGCCGGGCACGAACACCACGCAGATTGCCAGCGCCGCGTTCGTGCAGGCGGCGATTGCTGCTCTGGTGGCATCGTCGCCGGCAGCGCTGGATACGCTGAACGAACTGGCAGTGGCGCTGGGCAACGACCCGAATTTTGCCACGACCATGACCAACGCCCTGGCGGCCAAGGCGCCGCGCGCTTCGCCAGCGCTGACTGGCGCACCGACTGCGCCTACCCCGTCAAGATTTGATGCGACTACCAAGATTGCGACCATGGCCGCCATTGGTGCGGTGGGGGCTCAGTACAACGGCATGGCCTTCATCAACGGCGCGGGACTGACCGGTGTGCTGGCGCACGTCGGCGGGGCAGTGCATTTCTCTGGGGCGTCTGGCAACTCCTACAGTCTGCCCAACTCGGTGACGCTCGGTCTTCCAGTGGGTGCAACGGTTCGCATCCATAACTGGGGCGGCAGCGCTATGAGTGTGGGCGCCCAAGGTTCCGACAAGATGCAGGAGGCCACGAACATTGTCGCGTCGGCGACCGCCCGCACGATCCCGTCCGATAGCTATGTCGACTGCATTTTCATCGGGTCGGGCACTTGGCTGATGTTTGGTACCGGCGTGATGGGCAAGACCACGCCCTTCGGGGCCGGGCTGGGAAGTGGCGGCTATCAGCGGTTGCCTAGCGGCCTGATTGTTCAGTGGGGGCCTACGACAGCGGCGCAAGCCGGTGATGTTTTGACAATGCTGCCAATCGGGTTCCCCAGTGTGTTCGCCACGGTGCTGGTTACTCAGGGTTATACGGCGGGCACAGGGACGACGGGTTCAATCGCTGGCGGTGTGACAACGCTGGGCAGCTTCACTTGGCGCGGTACCTCGGTGGGCAATAGCGGTTTCTTCATCGCCATCGGCTACTAACCACCACGACTAAGAGCCTGCACGCCGGGCGCCTCTCAGAGAGATTTTAAACATGGCTTTTTATTCCAGCGTGTCGCTGAAGTACTTCCTGGATGATGCAATCAGCCCGCTACCGGAGGACGCTCACCCGCTGACGACCGACGAACACCAGGCCTATCTGCAAGGGCAGGTTGACGGAAAGGTGATCGATTTTTCCACCTGCCCACCGTCGCTGATCGAGCGGCCGCCACCGAGCGTTGAGGAACTGGCCACGGCCGAGCGCGTCTGGCGCGATGGCGAGCTGGTGGCGACTGATCGAGTCATCACCCGTCATCGCGATGAGCGCGACATGGGGCGGGCCACAACACTGGCTGACCAGCAATTCGCCGAGCTGCTGAGCTACCGCCAGGCCTTACGCGACTGGCCGCAAGGCGCAGAGTTTCCTCTGGTGGATCATCGTCCGATCGCGCCACCCTGGCTGGCCGAGCAAAACCTATAAACGCCCCGCACTGACGGGGCGTTTTCAATTCCACAGTGCGCAACCCCCCACACCCAACAGCCTCGCAAATGCGGGGCTTTTCCATTTCTGGAGATTGACCTTTATGAGTGGTTTCTTCCATGGCGTCACCACCTCGCTGATCGACAACGGCGCGCGGCCCATTTCTCTGCCGTCGTCGTCGATCATCGGCCTGTGCGACACCTTTACCCCGGGCGTGCTTGGCGGTGGTACGGCGAAGGCTGACGAGTTGATGTTGATCACCTCCGAGCGCGAAGCCGTTGCCGCCTTCGGCACCGACTCGGCCATCACCCGAGCGGCGAAGGCGATCTATGCGCGGGCCAAGGCGGTGATCGTCGCCGTCGGCGTCCCCAAGCTGGAGGATCCGGCGCTGCAAACCTCGGCCATCATCGGTGGCGTGTTGGCCTCCGGACAGCGGACTGGCCTGCAGGCGCTGTTGGACGGCAAGAGTAAACACAACGCTCAACCGAAATTGCTGATTGCCCCGGGGCATTCGGCGACCCAGGCCGTGGCCACCGCCATGGACAGCCTGGCCGGCAAGTTACGCGCGATGGCCATTATTGACGGGCCGAACACCACCGACGAAGCGGTGATGGAGTATGCCGAGAACTTTGGCAGCAAGCGGATTTTCCTGGTCGATCCGGGGGTGCAGTTCTGGAGCACGGTGGAAAGCGCCACGGTCGACGCACCGGGCTCGGCCTGGACCGCCGGTCTGTTTGCCTGGACCGATGCGAACTACGGCTACTGGGCATCACCGTCGAACAAGGAATTTGTCGGCATCACCGGTACCACGCGCCCGATCGAATACCTGGACGGCGACGAAACCTGCAGGGCCAACCTGCTCAATAACGCGAACATCGCCACGATCATCCGCGACGGCGGCTACCGCCTGTGGGGCAACCGTACGCTGTCCAGCGATCCGAAGTGGGCCTTCGTCACCCGCGTGCGGACCTGCGACATCCTCATGGACGCGATCCAGGCGGGGCACAAGTGGGCGGTCGATCGCTCGATCACCAAGACCTACGTCAAGGAAGTGACCGAAGGCCTGGACGCGTTCATGCGCGATCAGAAAAACGCCGGCGCGATTATCAACTTTGAAGTGTTCGCGGACACCGAACTCAACACCGCCAGCCAGATCGAGCAGGGCAAGGTGTATTGGCGCATCCGTTTCACCGACGTGCCACCGGCGGAAAACCCGAACTTCCTGATCGAAGTCACCAACCAGTGGCTGACCGAAGTCCTCGACGCTTAAGGAGCGCGCTAGATGATTCCTCAAACCTTGTTCAACACCAACCTGTTCGTCGACGGCGTCAACTTTGCCGGCGACGTGCCGAGCCTGACCCTGCCCAAGCTGACGGTGAAAACCGACGAGTACCGGGCTGGCGGCATGGCCGGTTCGATCGAGATGGCTCAGGGCCTGGAAAAGATGGAAGCGACCTTTGTCACCAAGGGCGTGCGCCGCGAGTCGCTCAAGCACTTCGGTCTGGCCGATGGCTCGGCGTTCAACGCGTCGTTCCGTGGTGCCTTCCGTGGCCACAAGGGCGCAGTCACGGCGGTCGTGGCCACCTTGCGCGGGCTGCTGAAAGAGGTCGACCTCGGTGACTGGAAAGCCGGTGATCCGGCGGAGATCAAACACGCCATTGCGCCGGTGTACTACAAACTCGAAATCGACGGCCGGGTGATGTACGAAATCGACATGATCGCCGGCGTCCAGGTGATCGATGGCAAAGACCAACTCGCCGAAGTGCGCTCCGCACTCGGCCTCTAAGGGAATAGCACCGGATGACCATGCAAACTGCAAACAAGCTGCCGGCCTGGCTGTCGATCAACGCCGATAGCGCGGTGATTACGCTCTCACGACCGAGCGAGATCAATGGAATGAAGGTCGATACGCTGGTGTTGCGCGCGCCGCTGGTGCGCGAAGTCCGCGCCGCTGACCGTGTGGCAGGCGACGATGACGAACAGCGCGAGCTGCAGCTGTTCGCCAGCCTGGCCGAGGCAGGTCTCAAGGATCTGGAGGGCCTGAAGGTGGTGGACTACCGCCGCCTGCAGGCGGCCTATTCGAACCTGGTGCCGCACGCCGACTATTCGACATCGCTGCCGTCCTGGTTGTCGGTCACCGCCGAAAACGCCGTGGTCAGCCTGTCGCGCCCGAGCGAGGTCAACGGCGTGCAGATCGACCAGCTGACCCTGCGTTCGCCCACGGTGCGCGAAGTGCGGGCCGCTGATCGGGCGGCAGGCGGTGACGACGAGCAGCGCGAACTGGTGCTGTTCGCGGAACTGGCCGGCGCCGCTATCGCCGATCTGGAGGGCTTGAAGGTGGTGGACTACAACCGCCTGCAGGCCGGCTATTTTCGCCTGGAGCAAGACGACGGGCTTTGATCCGGGGGTGATGAAAATGGTGGCGAAGCGTCTCGCGGCGGACACCGGATTTTCCGCCGCCGAGATTCAGTCGATGCCGTTCTCCGAGATGGTGTGGTGGCTCACGGATTGAGCCGCTTCCGGTAATGCTCTGCACAGGGGAGCCATGACATGGCGAACAAACTCTCCCTCGGGTTGGTGATCGGCGGGACCGTCAGTCCTACCGTCGGCGCCGCGTTCAAGGAGGTAACCGGGCGCATCAAGCGACTGGAAACAGAAGGCAACAAGGCGCGGGTGCTGCAGCGCACCATTGGCGACACCATTCGCTTGCGCGATGAATGGAAAAAGGCCCACGACAGCGGCGCAGAAGGCGCGTCGAAGCTTCTGGGTCGCCTGAATTCCAATCTCGACAGCCTGAAGAAACAGGGCGTCGAGGTCGGTCGGCTAGACAAGGCGTACCGTTCACTGGGCCAGACCGCGAACAAGGCGGAACTCAAGGCCAAGGGTTACCAGCAGATCGACGCCGGCAAGGCCGGGATGAGGAGCACGGTCGGTCAGGCCGTCGCCGGAGTGGCGACGGTGGGCATTGCGACCAAGGTCAGTGCCGACTTCGGGGCCATTGTCCGTGACATTGCGATCAAGGCCGGCATTGCCAACGACCCGAAAGAAAAGCAGGTATCGCAGAAGATCATCGAGACTTCGCGCGACACCGGCATGGCGCGCAATGACGTCGCCGACGTGGTCAACCAGCTGGTCGGGGCCGGGATGGACCTGGCCAAGGCGCTGGAGTACGCCCCAGTCGCGGCCAAGTTTGCCGTGGGCCAGGGCTCGAACGGTGCCGACACGGCGAAGATGATCAACGCGCTGGGACAGAACGCCAAGATCACCGACGCCAAACAGATGCAGCAGGCACTCGAAGCCATTGCCTTTCAGGGACAGGCCGGCAGCTTCGAGGCGGTCGACATGGCCCGCTGGTTCCCCGAGCTGTTGTCGAACATGGGCAGACTGAACATCACCGGCATGGACGCGGTGACGCAGCTGGGGGCGATGCTGCAGGTGCAGATGAAAACCGCCGGCGGCGCCGACGAGGCGGCGAACAATCTCAAAAACTGGATGGGCAAGATCGGTTCGACCGACACCGTGGAGGCCTACAAAAAGGCCGGCATCGACTACAAGGGTTCGATACAGACCGGGTTGCAGAACGGCATGTCGACGCTGGAGTCGAGCATGGCGTTGGCGCAGAAGTACATCCAGGCCACCGACCCGAAACGGGCGGCATTGATGGCCTTAGCCACGTCGAAGATCAGCGAGGAGGCGGATCCGGAAAAGGCCAAGGCGATGATGGTGGCGCTGGAGGAGGCCTTGCGTACCGGCGACTTGTTCGCCGACATGCAGGTCAAGGCGGCGCTTTCGGCCTACCTGCAGAACAAGGCGCTGTACAGCCAGCTGAAAAACGACTCGCGCGAAGCCTCGGGCATCCTCGATAAAAACCTGGCCGAGCGGCGCGAATCGTCGTCGCAGAAGTGGGCCGAAATGGCGCAGTCGATGAACGACGCCATGCGCAGCGTCGGCGATGCCTTGCGGCCGGTGACGGATTCCGTGGCCGAAGGCCTGACCAAGCTCACCAAAGGCATCACCGCGCTGTCGGACAGTTCGCCCGGTGTGGTCACCGGTATTGCGGCGGTCGGAGGTGGATTGCTCGCGCTGCAGACAGCGGTCAGCTCATTCAAGATCGGCAAGGGATTGCTCAACCTGGCGCGCGGGACACTGGGCAAAGGCAAGTTCGGCGAGGTGCAGAAGGTCTTTGTCACCAACTCGTTGGAGGGCGACCGTGTCGGCACGGGGGCAGAGCCCAAGGGCAAGAAGGGGCGGCGGGGTCGAGCGGCTTCCCGAAGTCCCTCTCCGCGGCGTAGGACTGCCACGCCGCCACGGCCGAGAGGTCCGACACGTTCACCGGTACCCGCGCCTCGACCCACAACACCGGTATCGCGATCACCAGTGCCGTTGCCTCGGCCGGCTGCTCCTGTGCCTCGTCCACCCGTACCGCTGCCGCCAACCGGTGGAGTAATGGCCAAGGTGGCGGCAGTAGCGGAAACGGTGGGGAAGGTCGGCAAAGTGGGCAAGGTGATTCCGGGCGGCTCGCTGTTGGAGGCCGGAAACATGGCTTTCGACACTTACCTGAATGCCGAGACGAAAGATGAAAAGGCCGAGGGTTACGGTGCGGCAGCGGGTTCACTGGCCGGCACCATGGCCGGCGCTGCCGCCGGCGCGGCCATCGGTTCGGTGGTGCCCATCATTGGTACCGCGATTGGCGGTTTGGTCGGCGCGTACCTGGGCAGCATGGGCGGTACCGCACTGGGCGGGGTCGTGGGGAAGTCGTGGTTTGGTGGCGAGGAAGTAAGGCCTGCAGCACCGGCAACGCCGCTGTTGACGGCGCCTCGGCCGGGGCCGGTGGTCCCCAGCTTGGCCAGCATGGGGCGATCTTTCAACGGCTCGAACAGTCATCCCGGTGCGCTGCTGATGGCGGCCAGCTCCGTGCCTCCCAGTCCAGCGTTGGGTGATGTTGCCCGCGCATTGGCGGCACCGGCACCGGCACCGGTTAAACCAGCAGCGGTGATGATTAAGCCTAAAGAGCCAGAGAAACCGGCGCCGACCAAAGTGGATCAGCAGTTTCAGTACTCCCTGAGCATGCCGGTCACGGTGCAAGGCGACGTCAAAGATCCGCGGCGCCTGGCGCAGGACCTGATGCCGTACATGCAGCGGATGATGGCCGACGCCGCGAAGCAGAATGCGTCGAACCAATTGTTCGATGAACCCCACTTGTAAGGAGAGCCCATGGGTTACATGGAACAATTGCAGGATGGCCTCAAGTTCCTGGTCGAAGCCGGGGAGTCCGGACGCCGCAGTGCGGACGGCATGCTTGGCCCGGTCAATGGTGCAATCCGGGAAATTACCGGCGCCGCGTCCGAGCTGGAAAACATTCCGTTCGTGGGGCCGGAGATTGGCGCCAAGCTGCAGCGAGTGATGCGTGGCGTGGCTGCAGCGCAGACCAAGGTGGGGCAGGTGGCGGCCACTTACGGGCGAGCCACCCGGGCGGCCGCTGAAGTACAGGAGCGCATGGGGACGTTAAAGGAACAAGCGGGCAAGGCGACGACGGCGATCAACAAGATCGCCGGCCAGTTTAGCCCGTCGCTGGCCAACATCGTGCCCACCAGTGTGTTTGCCACCGATGCCACTCCGGCTCCGGAAGCGGTGAAGCCGTTCCCGCATCTGCTGATCATTCAACCGCAGGATCCCAAGGCGCAACCGTACTACTTCAACCTGGACACGGCGGCCTTCGACGAACTGACGCGTTCGACCGAGTTTCGCTGGACCTCGCAGGAGCGCCTGTCCCGTCGGCCGGCGCAGCAGGCCGTGGGGATCGGTGAAGAGAAAATCACCCTGAAGGGCACGATTTACCCGGGCTTCAAGGGCGGACTGAAGCAGCTCGACACCTTGCGCAGCATTGGCGCTCAACTGAAACCGTTAACACTGACCACAGGCTTTGGTGATGTCATGGGCACCTGGTGCCTGAAGAACATCACGGAAGAGCAGGGGGCGCTGATGCACGGCGGGATCCCGCGTAAACAAGGGTTCACTCTGGAGTTTGTACGCTATGGCGACGACATGCAGAACGTCTGACGGGGATCTGCTGGACAGCATCTGCCATAACTTTTATGGCCACCTGACGGGCAGTGTCGAAGCGGTGCTGGATGCCAATCAGGGGCTGGCCGATGAGGCACAACCCTATCGCGCCGGTGTGGTGATCACGCTGCCGGATCTGGCTACTCCAGTACAGGACCAGGTAACGCTATGGGATTGATGGCCTACACTCGTGCGGCTTGATCCCCTCAAGCTCCTTACTTTCATACCCGCCTTGTGCGGGTTTTTTTTTGGAAAAATTCCATGACTCCCAGGTTTCGCATCGTCGCCAATGGCGCCGATATCACGGCCTTGATCAATGATCGGCTGATCCAGCTGCGCACGCTGGACAAGCCCGGGATGGAGTCCGACGAGTTCGAATTGCGCATCGATGATCGCGATGGCCAGGTGACGTTGCCGTCACGCGGCAGTGCCATCGAGGTCTACCTCGGCTATGTCGAAACGTCACTGGCCCGTCTGGGGCGATACGTGGTCGACGAGATCGAGGTCTCGGGACCGCCGGACACATTGGTGATCAAGGGCAAGGCCAGCGATATGCGCGGCACGGGCAAGACCATCCGCAGTGGCAGTTGGGAAAACGTGCCGCTGTCGACCATCGTGACCGACATTGCCGCACGCAACGGCTGGAAGCCAGGGTGTCCGGTGGCGACCAAAGTGGTCCGGGCGGACCAGCTCAACGAGTCTGACTTTAATTTCCTCACACGTCTGGCCAGGCAGTACGACTGCACCGCCAAGGTGGCCGAGGGCAAGCTGCTGGTGATGCCACGCCAAGGCGGTCAGAGCGCGACCGGCAAGGCCTTCGGCGTCATTACCCTGACGCGCCGCGATGTCAGCCGTTGGCAGTTTCGTTTGGGCGATCGCAATGCACACAAGGCCGTGGCGACCAAACATCAGGACAAGAAAAACGGAAAGCTGGTGGTCGTCTTCCTGGACAACGACGACGTGCCCGATGGCCTGCCGGCGGTGCACACCGACCGGCATATCTACCCCAACAAAACCGCTGCCGAGGCGGCAGCCAAAGCTCGCTTGGCAGCGTTCAATCGTTCCGGTGCCGGCGTGCGTCTGGAGATGCCCGGGCGCACGGACATCTTCGCCGAGCGGTCGATCAACGCCCAAGGCTTCAAGGAGGGGCTCGACGGTGAGTACCTGACGGATTCTGTCGAGCAGGTTTACACCCAGGCCGGTTGGTCGACCGCTGTGGAGTGCAACGGCGGCAAGCAGGGCAAAGCCAAGGCCAAAGGTAAGAAGAAAAAACAACCACAAGACCTGAAGGTGGTGCAGCTGAATCAATAGCAGCGTCCTCCGTCACAGCACCAGGAGCAAGCGAATGCCGTTAACTGAGCAACAACTCCAACGCATCATGCCCAACGCCCGCCGCCAAGCGGGCGTTTTTGTATCCGCGCTAAACGCGGCCATGGTCCACCGGCAAATCAACACGCCGAAACGCCAAGCCGCGTTCCTCGCACAGGTCGGACACGAGTCCGGTCAATTGCAGTACGTGCGTGAGCTGGGTGGCGATCAGTACCTGAGCAAATACGACACCGGCAATCTGGCGGTGAAGCTGGGCAACACCCCGGAAGTGGATGGTGATGGCCAGCGCTATCGCGGTCGCGGCCTGATCCAGATTACCGGCCACAGCAACTACCTGCGTTGCAGCCTGGCGCTGTTCGGTGATGAACGCCTGCTGCGAACCCCAAAGCTGCTCGAACTGCCGCAATGGGCGGCCGAATCCGCCGCCTGGTTCTGGTGGATACGTGAACTGAACTCGCTGGCGGATCGGGACGAGTTCGAGGCGATCACGCGCAAGATCAACGGCGGCCTCAATGGCCTGGCGGATCGGCTGCAGCTGTGGGAGCGGGCGAGGGCAGTGTTATGCGTCTCGTCGAGCTGATCCCTGCGCCGTATCGAGTGTTGGTGATCGGCGGCCTGCTGGTCGCAGTCGCGGGTGGTGCCGCCGCGATGGCCTGGCAAATTCAGGACTGGCGATACGGTCGACAACTTGCCGAACAGGCCCGACTGCACACCGAGACCCTGAATCAACTGACCCAGGTCGCGGCTGCACAACAGCGTGCCGAACAGGACAAGCGCTTGGCCCTGGAGCAGCGGCTTTCCGCCAACGAACAAACTCATTACCGAGCCCTTAGCGATGCCCAACGTGATCAAGGTCGCCTGCGCGACCGCCTTGCCACTGCTGATCTGCGCCTGTCAGTCCTACTCGACGCCACCGATGCAGCCAGCGGCTGCGCAATGTCAGCCACCACCGCCACCGGCAGCGTGGTTCATGGCCCCACAAGAGCCCAACTTGACCCAGCGCATGCTCAACGAATTATCGGCATCACCGATGCCGGCGACCAAGGACTGATCGCCTTGGCAGCCTGTCAGGCCTACGCCAAAGAAGTCTCAACACCGAAGTGAAAAAGAGCGACCGGTCTGGATGCGTCAACATCCAGCCCGGTCGCCGTCCCTGCAGATGGTCCCTGCAAGTCCAGCCAAGGCTCTTGCTCCGTGCACAAAGCGCGGCGAGCCTAGCACCTGTTTATATATACAGTAAAGGTCTTGCTCTCTATGTCTACTCCTATCATCCCTTGGATGGGTGGCAAACGCCGCCTGGCCGACCGCCTCATTCCGCTTTTTCCGCCTCACGAGTGCTATGTCGAAGTCTTTGCCGGCGGTGCCGCGCTGTACTTCATGCGACCCCAGGCCGCGCCCGTCGAAGTCCTCAACGACATCAACGGCGACCTGGTGACGCTGTACCGCGTCGTGCAGAACCACCTCGAAGAGTTCGTGCGCCAATTCAAATGGGCGCTCAGCTCGCGCCAGGTGTTCGAGTGGCAGAAGATGACCCGCCCCGAAACCCTCACCGACATCCAGCGCGCCGCCCGATTTTTCTACCTTCAGCACCATGCCTTCGCTGGCAAGGTCACCGGGCAGACCTTCGGTACCGCGACCACTGGCCCGGCCATCAATCTGCTGCGGATCGAGGAAAATCTGTCGGCCGCCTGGCAGCGCCTGTCCGGCACCTACGTGGAAAACCTACCTTGGCTCGAGTGCGCCGAACGCTACGACCGCGCTCATACCTTTCACTACATGGACCCGCCGTATTGGCAAACCGCTGGCTATGGAGTCGACTTTCCGTTCGAGAACTACGAGCGGATGGCCGACTTCATGCGCCGTTGCAAAGGAAAAGTGATGGTGAGCATCAACGACCACCCGGATATCCGCCGCGTGTTTGAAGGATTTCATTTCGAGGCGTTAGACATCCGTTACACCACCAACAACCAGCGGCAGGGTAAAGCCAAAGTCAGCGGCGAGCTGGTTATCATGAACTGGAAGCTATCGACTTTCGGAGGGCTGTTTTAGTTTACAGGATGGCCGAAAAAGTTAGTGAGCTATATGTGTTATTTCGTGATTTGAAATGTGCCGTACTCTATTTTATATGAGGTTGGAATATTTAATTTATAAATGAAGTGAGCCTTTTACTGCTCACTTCCATCCTGAATGTGAGTTGTAGATAATTTCACCGCGCGTCTGCGGCCATCAAAATCTCGCTCATTTCGCGAAGAGCATCTATATAAAGTGCAAATACACGGCGGATTTCGGGGAAGTCTCCTACATTGATATTGTCGCTACCTTGCAAAATCCAACCTTCCTCTCCTTGGATTTCGATAGCGTGACCAAGAATGTTACGTTTTTGTAGAACTTGGGAGACGTAATTTGAGCTGCTAGCTCTAAGTTCTCGGATTCGATCAACTTGGTTGTCGTTCAAATTAAAGCTTTCTGGATTTTTAGTAGCTACTTTTGATAGGCGGCGAAAATGGCTAAAGAGCTTTGCGCTATCAATTGCACGAGTACTCAGACGACCCTCAATTCCATTTGGAATAGAAGCTTCGTACTTTTCTTGCATGCTTTTAATAAAGGCTAGGACTTCAGCATCAAGTTCGGCTAGCCTTTTCTCTCCATCAGGATCAAAGCTAGACATTGATAGAACAGCATCTTTCATTACTATATCGCACTCTGCAACAACTCTCATGGCAAGTCCTCTCATACCTGAAAGCCTGTCAAGAGAGCGTGCAGTTTGCTCGATTAATGCACCTGTACGATCAATGAAACGTTCGCGGGCGCTACAGTAGACACCCTCTACTTGTTTATCTGCCATCATGCGGCGCAATGTCGCCTCATCCACGCTTCCAGAGTAAAAAAGTATCGTGGTTGAAGGGAACAAACTTCGAACTCGTGGCGCGATATCATCTCCGTTTTCATCTTTTAGACGGTAGTCTAGAAGAATGATGTCGTAAAGGTGGAAAAGGCTGTGGGAGCGTGCCAATTCCTCAATTTGCTTACTGTTGATGATGTTTTTAATTCGAGCAATAAAGCCTGCAGCGCGTACACGGCGTTTTAGGCTAGATTCCTCCTCTTCGCTGAACGAATCTTCAATCCAAAGTATGCCAAAATCCAAATTCATTGCTGCTCCCCAGGAATTAGTATTTCAAAATCTGCTCGAGTGCCATCACCAGCAAGATCAATAGAGCCATTCATGTTTTTGAGTATCTGAGACGCGCTGTATAGACCTAATCCTGTTCCACTGGATGATCCCGTGTATCCGCGTTCAAATATTTTAGATGGGTTTACTTTTTTGTCATCTATGCCAAGTCCATCATCTGTAACTCTTATGATTACTGAATTTCGACCTTTCTGAGATACTTTGAATTCGATTTTACTGGCTTTCGCTTTGCGAGCATTGTCGAGTAAGTTGTCAACTAAAACCGCAATATCAACGGGGGAGAAGTTTCTTACCAAGGATATTTGGTTGTCGTAAAAAATAGCGTTTGGAATTCCCGGGATGTCAACCAATCGAACCTCAAAGTATTCACTCAAAAATTTAATCAGGTCGCCATGGATATTGTCGGTTTGTAAATCAATACGTATGTTTGGGGCGAAAGAAAGAACTTTTCCTAATCTATCGCTGGATAAAGTTGCGCCGGCTATGGACGTAGCGACTCGTTTTGCGGATTGACGGATTGAGGCAAGCAGATCTTCCACATCGTCTAATTCTATATCTTCACTCTCAGAATCTGAAAAGGAAATAACATTGCGGATTTCATGTGCTGCGTTGTTTATTGCGGATCGAATATGGCCTAAGTGGATTGTCGCTTGGTGCATCAGTAGCTGCACACGCTCGATATCCACGTCTTGACTACTGCCAAGGAAGGCAGCTTGCTGTTCTAGTCGAGCAATGTGAGCATCCGCGCGATTACGATCTGCTATTGCTTGATGTGCAACCTGACGCGCTTCTTCTCTGGATGACCTTAATTCTTCTATTCGGCGCCTAGCATCTTCGATTTGGGTCAGTAGAGATGTGTCGCCCTGGCTTTCGGCGACGATAGACATTGCTTTAAGTGCGTCGTCTGTTACTTGATCAGGATCATCGGATACCCGAACTAGCTCTTTGTCATAGTATAAAATTTCAACATCTTTCGAGCGTGCAAGCCCGCCTACAATGGCAAGGACTCTTTCGCGAGCCTTATCAGTTTCAAGCCCAGCAGAAGTATCCCTGTCTTGATCCTGCTTATCTTTCCAGTTGACACCGACCACATAGCGTTCCAAACGAAAGATCATGTGTCGTAAAATTGCGTCATAGAGGGCTCTGCTGCGAGCGTCTTCTACTAGTCCGGCATCTCTGCTCGATACTTCACGAAACATTTTTGGTAACGCAGAAACATCAACGCGACCAATGATGTCTCGTGTACCTAAGTAACGAGATTGCCCTTGCTGTTTTCTGCGATTTAATCCAAGAGTGTCATCAAACTCTTCGCCGATGGGGAATATCCGAAACTTGTTTAAAAAGAGAAATACACTTCCAAACTCGACGGGTCTAACCCCCATGCGAGTGGTAAATGTTTGTTTTGCTGATCTGTTTAAGAAGTAAATATGACCTTCTATCCGAGCGTCAGTGAGTTCACTATAGGGGGAAGGTTCCCGTATGGAGTAAATTTTCCGCCCACGGTCAAATAGCGTAGATGTGACAGTGTCATCCTCGATCACTACTTCGATGCGACTGGTTTTCTCTTGAAGTAATGCGGCTATCTCATTGCCAACCTGACCATCGACTCCATCAATTATGTCAGTTGTACCGTCGACAAGCCAAGTAGACACAGCAACATGATTTGTTGTTCCGAACGGGTCGATAAGCTTAGCCAAGTCTCTACGCAGTCGCCTAATCCTATCCTCGTTCCATTCATGTCGGGTAGATTTAATTACTAACACTGTACCGTGTTTTTTAGGTTCCTTTGGATTAATTATTTCTGGAAATTCATTCGTGCTTCCCATGTTGACGGATACACTTTGGAATTCCTTAGTGCTGTCATTCTCAAATTTAGTCCAATCTATATACAGTTTTGATATTTTTTCTGTTTCAGTAACGATGCTGTATAATTCAAGTTGTTCGCCTAAGGTGTCGCAGGCAAACCGTCCAATGCCCTTGCTTCCCGCGAACTGTCCAGCAGGTTTTATTTTGTCGCGATAACTATTGGCGTCGATTATTGCTTTTTCAGAATAAGCAACGAAAAGCCATTTATCCCTGATATCGGATTGGGACATTCCTCGGCCATCGTCCACAATCGTTATGCTTTGCCTTTCAGGGTTGAATTCGATATCGACTTTTGTAGCGCCTGCATCAAAAGAGTTTTTTACAAGCTCAAAGATAGCAACGAATTCATTTGTAACTAAATCCCGCCCAATGATGTCTTTAAGGTGGGAGCTAATTCGAAATTTTTCTACAGTAGCCATGCTTTAATCCTAAGAGGATTTATAGTAGTAGGTCTTTCGGCCTGCATTTATATGTTCACCAAATTTTTTATAAGCGTAGACACGCTGCGACTGTGGTCAAAAATTGAAATTTGACGTCTACTTAAAAAAATCATTGCAGGTTTGTGGCGGGCAAGCAAAAAAAAGTGACCAAAATACTTGATTTTTGGATCTGAAAATGCAGGCTGAATTAAGTCGCTCATCTGAGGGCTTCCAGAGGTAAATTACTGGTGCGGAGGCCTGCGTTGAGCGGCATTGTGGGTAACCTATCTGAGACAGTTAGCACTGGTCGTAGCCCTTCTAGCCCGCGAGAGTCGTGTGCACCTGATTAATTTTCACTGCCATTATGGTGATAGCACAAGCTTTGGCTGTCTATAGCAAAGGGGAGTTGTGATGCGGAGCAACGGGTATCGCTAGCGTCCTTTCGGGAAAAAGTGCAGCAGCGAGTAATTCTTTCTGTTGTTCCACTCGAAATTTCGTAAGTGGGGGATACGGTCAAGAAGCTACAGGTGATTCCAGGCTTCTCGATATCTATAAGGGAAGCTAGATTTCTCTCGGCTTTGGTCATGTCACACAAATTTCGTCAACGAATAGTGGCAATCTCGACGAAAAGGTGGGCCTAAGGATGCCGATTTGCTACCCTAGATGAGCTCTTAGCCCCTCTAGCCAAGCCATGCATGCCTGACCATGACCAAGCGCGGTCGCTGGAATTGTAGGGAACATTGATACGTTAGGTAAAATATGAAATTTATTGATGTGTTTGCTGGCTGTGGCGGTCTTTCGTTGGGGCTTTTGAAAGCTGGTTGCCAAGGAATAGCCGCTATCGAAAAAAATCCTATGGCATTTGAAACTTTGCGACATAATCTGATCGATGGCCAACGGTATAGTTTTGACTGGCCTGATTGGCTTCCTAAGAAAGCGATGAGTTGTGAGCAGCTTTTAAATGATCATCGGGAAAAGCTGCTTACTCTGACAAATGAGATTGATATAATGGTAGGTGGTCCACCCTGCCAAGGATTCTCATTAGCTGGTAGACGCAACCCCGCTGACCCACGTAATAAGATGGCAGAGCAATACATAGAGCTTGTAAGAATTATTCGTCCGAAATTTATAGTTATAGAAAACGTTAGTGGATTTAATAGTAAGTTCAATCAGGCTGAAAAGTGTGATGTTGATGATGAAAGATACTTTAAGCAGTCTTACGCAGACTTTATTAGTAATGAGCTAGAAAAAGTTGGTTATTTTGTTTCTCGAGGAAAGCTAAATTGTGCAAATTTTGGAGTTCCACAAAATAGGCACAGGTATTTCATTATTTGCTCCAAGTGCGATGAGGGGGGCAATCTATTTGATAGGCTCCATAAGTACGGTGAAAAGTTTAAGGCCTTTAAGGGGCTAAGCAATGCAAAAGATGTATCTGTGCATGATGCAATTGCAGATTTAGAGGTTCATGGGAAGGATTTAGTGTCAAGCAGTGACTCGCCAGTCAAGGGGTTCAGGGAGATTAAATATAGCTTGCCGGATATAATATCTCCATACCTTAAACTTATGCGTGATGGTCATGAAGGGGCGCCGAATAGCCTAAGATTGCCAAATCACAAAACAAATACAGTTCTTCAGTTTATTAGAATTCGCCAAGCTTCAGAGCCTGGTAAGACTTTGTCTAAAGAGTCTCGCGATAAGTTGGGTATTAAAAAGCATGCGATAACCGTGCTGGCAAAAAATAGACCTTCGCCAACAATCACCACATTGCCTGATGACATATTGCACTATAGTGAGCCGCGAATTCTCACTGCAAGAGAAACAGCCAGAATTCAATCGTTTCCCGATTGGTTTGAGTTTACAGGGAAGTATACAACTGGCGGAACTGCTAGAAAACTTGATTGCCCAAGATATACTCAGATTGGCAACGCTGTACCTCCGTTGTTGTCCGAAGCAATTGGTATGATGTTATATGAGGAGGTCTTAATGTCGGAAATGAATAGTAAGGCTGTTGAGCAATAAAAGCAGAATTACGACACCACCAGAAATATCAATACTTATTTCAGAAGTAGTAACGGCTTAGTTGGTGTTTGTTGGGGGCTTTGTTGATTTTAGTTCTGTTTACCGCTGAAGTCTTCGTGGTGTTGAAGGTTCTGAGTTTTGACGCGTAATTCCCTTTCAAAAAAAGGGGGGTGAAAGTTTTTCAGGTTGTGACTTAGTCGTGCTCGATGAACTCACGTAGTCTAGTTGCCAGAGTATCGGTAAATTTCAGCTCGCATTCCCATATAGTCAGCACGCGCCATCCTTCGGCTTCAAGCAATGAAATGCTTGCTTTGTCTCGCGCCTGGTTCCGCTCAATTTTAGCCTTCCAGAATTCTACACGCGTTTTAGGGAGCCGCCAGGAACGGCAGCCAATGTGTCCGTGCCAAAAGCAGCCGTTGACGAAAATCGCTTTTTTCCGGCCTGGAAATATCAGATCAGGACTGCCGGAAAGGTGCTTAGCGTGAAGACGATAGCGATAACCCATACCAAAAACCAGTCGTCTTACGACGAGCTCGGGTTTGGTATGTTTTGCCTTAACGCGGCTCATTAGCCAACTGCGTTTTTCGGCTGTCAACCTGTCCATTTAAACTGCGCTCTGTGAGATCAGTCCGGGCCGTATGATACCTACATCACCCCGCGTCGTCTCACTGCGAATGGCTCAAAAAGGCCAAGCGGCGTTGGAGACGCTTCTCAGGGGCCTGGCGTCGGAGTATTTGGTTCTGTCTTGTACAAAAATGCGTTACGAAGGGATCAACTCGCGCCTGCATTCAAGCACAGCAGCAACAGTGCTCTGGATTGGAGCCGAAAACGGTCGCTTAAAATTTGCTACAAGGGATGAGGGGGGGGCAGAATTTAGTTGTGTTGCATCGACCGGTTGAATCCACAACCCATTGATATAGATAGTCCGTCCTGCCTTCACCGATACTGGTAACGGTTGGCAGGTAGCTGTCAGGGAGGGTGGAACATGCACCTGTAGACTACGAATAAAACGACCCAGACGCATGACGTTCGCCCTGACTCTCTAGCACGCGGAGTGGTCGGGTATGCCATGAGTGGTGAGCCGCACTATCGCCCGTGGTTTCGGAGACACCTCTGAATGACCGCTCCTGGCCGTTATCTCCCGGATGCAAACGCAGTTAGCCGTGACGTAGAGGTAAGTTGAGGGGGGCTTGCTGGTACAGAACTGGTACGGGGGAGATTGGTTGTTGCTGTAAGCCTTTGTTTTAAAGGCCCTTGCCGTTAATCGCTCCAATCCATCATCGGCGCGACGGAGAAACGGCGGGAGAGCGGGGCGGGTGAAGCGTTGGCTGCGGACATTGGCAATCTGGAATCGGTGAGGCTGGGAGGTGGGGGAGTTTATCAGGAATGGGATGAC